ACTATCGCTGTGTCCGCAGTAGGAGCTGTGGCTTCAGTCAATGCGCCGACGATAGAGCTGCGAGCTGTCGTCGCTACGGTGCAGGCATCGGCAACCGTGCTCGCTCCTACCGCGAAGCTCTCTGCTGTGGTGGCCGCTGTGGCCGCTGTGGCGTCCGTACAGGCTCCCTCGCTGGAGCTGAGGACGTTGGTAGCCACGGTCGCAGCCGTGGCCGCTGTAGGCGCTCCTACGGTGCAGGCTGGGAGCAATCAGACAGCAGCTCCAGCCACGGTCGTAGCCGTGGCATCGGTCGGAGCTGTGACCATCTCGACAGCTCGAACGGCAGCAGTAACCGCAGTGGTCGCTACGGCTTCAGTCAATGGCGTTACTGTCTCGCTTTCAAGAACTGCCACAGTGCTGACTGTCACTGGTCTAGCGCAGGTAAACGGAGTGACTATCTACGCATCTGCTGTGGTGTCGCTCTCAACAGTCAACGCGACAGCAGCGGTTAATGCTGTAGTGGTAATGACCAGTGGTCCATCTACTGCGTTTGTTACTACGATCCAGGCGATTGCAAGAATCAACGCACCTATAGTTGTTCTCCCAGCAGTGTTCACACTGGTGGTAGCAACGCTGGTAAAGCTGATAACTGCTAAGGCTGGAATCCATAAGGTGATTCAGACGTCAGTCTCTCTCACTAGGAATCCTACCTATGTGTCGTCTGGTGTAAGTAAACCGATCAATGTGGAATCAGGAGTGTACGGCTGATGGCTGAAGTTGTAGACCCTATCTACATTGGTCAGGACGTACAGACGAGGATGACTACTGTCGATGGCAGTGGCTCTCCAGCCAATCCATCGTCTGTACGTTTCCACGTTAAGAAGCCCAGTGGAGTAATCACCATCTATAACACTGGGGACCCGAACGTGACTGAGCTAGTAGTTGGACAGACCTATGGCTGTACGTTTGACCTGGATCAAACTGGTAAATGGAATGTCCGATGTGAAGCACTGAACGGCTCCAGTGTTGTAGTTGGTGTGGATCAATTCTCCTTCTGGGTGAACCAGACCAACCTATAGGTTTACGCAGAACCTTCAATCTGTGGGAAATGGGGACAGCCTCCACAATGGCTGGTAACGAAGATACTGGTACTGACCAGGACACTGGCAATAACGACGATGATACTGGTACTGATGATGATGGTGGTGACGACAGTAAAGGTGAGAAGTCCTTTACCCAAGCTGAAGTAGACGCCATTCTCGCTAAGCGTTTGAAGCGGGTTGATACTGGACTCAGCAAGGCTGAGATTCAAGAGCTTCGAGATAAAGCGAAGAAGCATGACGAGACTGTCCTAGCTTCTAAGACTGCTGAGGAGCAGGCTCAGGAGAAGGCTAAGGAAGCAGAGCAAAGAGCTACTGCCGCCACAGCCAACGTTAGGAAGAAGTCTCTTAGGGCTGCTATCGCTGAAGCTTGTTCAGCTTCAAGCATCACCGATGTGGATGTCGTTAGAGCCTTGATTACCACTAGTGACGAACCTATCGAATACGACGATGATGACGAACCTATCGGTATTGCCGATCGGGTGAAAGCAATCGTTAAGGCTAGGCCGGCCTTGAAAGGTTCTAAGTTCGATACTGGTGGAGATGGCGGGGGCAAGCCTCCTGCTATCAACTACTCAGACAATGCCTATCTTGAAACTCTCCCAATGGATCAGTGGATGGCGGCTAGGGCTGAGGGAAAGATCCCTAAGTAACCCTTACGTAAGGACCTATAGACCAAATGGCAAATACTGTTCTCACTCCAGCAATCATCGCGAAGCAGGCTCTTGCTACGCTCTACGCTCAAACTGTGATGCTTCCTCTGGTCCACCGTGACTATGAGAATGAGTATCAGCGAGTTGGCGACACCATCACTGTTCGTAAGCCTGCGACGTTCGTCGCACGCGACTTCGTCGCTGATGGTAATGCCATTCAGATCCAGAACGCTTCTGAGGGTTCTGTTGCAGTGGTGATGAATAAGCATCTTGACGTTTCCTTCGAGGTTACGTCTAAGGAGCTTACTCTTACGCTGGCAGACTTCAACTCTCAGCTTCTGGCTCCTGCGCTGATGGCTATTGCTCAGGGCGTTGATCAGCTTCTGTTTGGTCTGTACGTGGATATCTACAACACCACTGGTACGGCTGGTGTCACTCCCTCCACTGTGGCTGATGTGACTGCTCCACGTCGCGTCCTCCAGGTTAATAAGGTCCCTCCGACTGAGCGCCGCCTCGTCTTTGATCCTTTCGCTGAGGAGAAGATGCTTCAGATTGAGGCTTTCACTAACACTCAGTGGAACCCTGTGTCTAATGCTGAAGCTCTGAATGAGGCAGCTCTTGGGCGCAAGTACGGCTTTGATATCTTTGGTGGTCAGAACGTGAAGCTTCACGACAATGGCACCATTGCTCATACGGGTACTTTCGCAACAGTGGGCTCCAGCAACGCTGGTACTTCTAGCGTGACCATTAACGGCACTACCGTTACTGGCACCTGGAAGGCTGGTTCTCTGTTCACTGTGGCGTTCGGCGCTCCCTCCGTTACCTATACCTACCTCCTCACTGCTGATGCCACTGCTGCTGCCAACAGCATCACTGTGGCTGTGGCTCCTACCATCCCTGTGACTATCCCTGGGTCCACCACTGTGGTCCGTCTGTCGAACCACACTGCAAATCTCGCCTTCCACCGGACTGCTTTCGCTTTCGTGACGCGTCCTCTGGCTATGCCTCTCGGTAACCAGAATGCTCATATCGAGAACTTTGGTGGTCTTGGTTTGCGGGTTGTCTATGACTACAACTCCACGAATAAGAAGGATGTTGTTTCCATCGATCTTCTCTGTGGCGTTAAGACTCTCGATCCCGTTCGGGCTGTCCGCGTTCTCGGCTGATTGCTTCGCTGGTTAACAATCAGCATCTATGGGTATGGGGGAGCAGCCAGGATCAGCCTGGCTGTTCCCATGACGTACGTCCTAGGAGAAAGAAATAAAGATGGCAAATACTCGTAAGCCCATGAGTTCTGATAGTGACACGAATCAGGCTCTTGGTTCCTCTACTCGTTCCTTTGAGCCTGAGCAGTTGAACGTTGATACTGCTAGGGCTAAGGAAGCGGAGTACCGAGCTGGAGTTGACATCTCCCTGAAGGAGCTTGCTGCTAAGTTCCAGGCTGATGGCTATGACGTCCATAACGCACTTCAGCTCTGTGGCTATAGCGATGAACAGATCAGCGAAGAAGTGACTTCGATCCCTGATCCTGAGCCGGCTGATGTCCCTGATGAGGGAGAGGTTGGGAAGGTTGACGCGGATCATATGGAGTTCAAGCCTTCTCCTGAGTCCTGAGCTGTAGTCCGATAGAACGCAGTAGGGGATAGGAGCATGGCTCCTCAGCGTCTCTTATCCCCTACTGCTGTAGCCATGGAGGAATAAAGATGGACGAAGATACTGCCATGGCTAGGCTCAGCTCCATGGTGGCTGCTGCTACTGATCCTGTGTTGGATTCAGAAGACTTGATGAAGCTCCTGGATATGTTCCCTGTAGCCGATGTGTTCGGCACTGGTAGTGGGAACACTGTGGCTGTAGCGCTCTACGCTGGAGCTACTGCGTACAATCCAGGAGATACGGTAAGGACTGCGGCTAATAGGTTCTGGAGAGCTGTCACTCCTGGCACTTCAGGAGGAGTCACCTTTCCTGCTGTGATCGGCCCTGCTTCATCTCCTCCCTACCTCTATCGAGATGGAGATATTGTCTGGCAGGATAAGGGCGGACTTTGGGTTCCCTCTTGGAATTTGAACAAAGCTGCTGCTGAAGGTTGGCGTTGGAAGGCAGGCAGGCTTTCTCAGAAGTTCAACTTTGCTTCTGATAACCAGCAGTTCAGTCCTCAGCAGAAGATGGCTAACTGTCTGTCGATGGTTGCTCAGTACGATAAGAAGTCTGGAGGTACGTTCCGCGTGGACGCTACTGCTGACTTCATCAATGCCACTGCGTACCTTCTCCCTGGCAGTGGCTGATGCTGGACTCAGACGAACTCACAGCCATGCGAGTAGTGGCTAACGAATCTTTGCCTGATACTTGCACCATCCAAACCAGGACAGAAGTGGATGATGGAGCTGGAGGCATCGTTCTGTCATGGGCTAATACGTATGTTGAAGTGCCTTGCAGGATGGCTCCTGCTATCGGGTTGTCTGCTGCTAATGAAGACAACATAGGGGCGCGTATCACTGGTGAGAATGTATGGACTCTCACTCTCCAGTTTGATCAGGGTATCTCCCAGACCGATAGAGTTGTATTCGCTAATCGTACGTTTGAAGTGACGTACATCGGCGCTGATCGTACGTGGCAGATACTCAAGAGAGTTAACCTGGTGGAACTCGCATGAGTGACAGCACTTGCATCATGAAGTTCAATCACTTCCCTGATATCAACGAACGTATAGAGCGAGCAGCCGCTGATATGGTTGCCGAGACTGCCAACGCAATAGAGGCAGACGTTAGTGGGACCTGGTCTTATACCAACATTCCTGTACGAGTAGTCAATCGGACTAAGACAGGACAGAAGATTCAAGCCTGGGTTAGTGCTGGCTCTAATAAGCGCTTCTATGCAGCATTCCTGGAGAACGGTACCATTACCGTAGCTCCCAATCCTGCCATGACTCCTGCTGCTGAGAGGCATGGATCTTCCTTCATCTCTAGAGCTAAAGCGCTAGAAAGGTTGATCTTCTAGTGGCTGATGAGTCAACCCGAATCGCTATGTGGATCAAGTCACAGCTAAACGGTAACGCTGTGATAACTGGAGCTGTAGGCATAGGCAATATGTGGGAGCTTCCTATCCCTCAGGGTAGAGGCTTTCCAGCGATCGGCTTTAACCAGCTCTCGTCTATTGATGTCGTGGCTACAGCACACTACCGAATCATGGTGAATGAGCTATGGCTGATTCGCTTGATTGCAGAGCAGTCCTCACACGTTGACTCTCTGGCTATAGTCGACCAGTTAGACACACTGTTCCATAAGGCTAATGGCGTAGCAGACGGAGCAACTATCTTCAGCTCTACTAGAGCCAATACCTATCGGCTCTCTGAAGATAAAGACGGTAAAGAGTATAGGCATACTGGCGCGGTCTACCGCATCTACGCACAGAGGAATTAGCTTCAATGGCTGAACGGACTTCAGTAACTCAGATTCTCCAGCTCGGCCTAGAGACTACTCCTGGCACGGCTGTCCCTGCGAATAAGCTGCTTCCTTCCATCATGCTTACAAGTGGCATCGATGGGAGCTTTGTGGAAGTTCGCACCAATGGGTTTAAGTATTCCACTGATCAGGTGATCGGTAAGGAATGGTCTACCGCGAAGATCAGTGGTATGCCCACGTATGACGAACTCACTTACCTGCTCTCGTCCGCTCTGGTGAAGGTCACTCCTGCGACCTCAGACACCACTGCTCGCACGTGGACCATGGCTCCTAGCTCTAGCTCTGAGGATGTGGTTGCTACTTATACGGTGGAGCAAGGCTCAGCAGTCCGAGCTAATAAGTTCCCTTACGGTATTGTCTCTGAGTTCTCCCTTAAGGGCGATCGAGACAAGATCGAACTAGGTGGAGCAATGATCGGACAGCTATTCAACGATGGCATTTCGTTGACTGGTTCTCCCACTGCCGTTGCTCAGGTGCCTGTCTTCCCTAAGGAAGTAGACATCTACTTTGATCCCACCACTGGTGGTCTGGGAACTACGAAGTTCACTAGGGTTCTTGCTTGGGAAATTAATATCCGCAATAGGTTCGCTCCTTTGTGGGTAGTGGATAGCTCTAAGACTTCATGGGCTGCCACCGTGGAGATGCCTATTGACGCAAAGCTGAAGGTCACTATGGAGGCTGATGCTCAGGGCATGGGACTCCTCACTCAGATGAGGAACAGTGCCTTTACTTACTGTCGAGTTAAGGCTACGTCTCCCACTCTGGCTGGTGCGGCTACTGCGTTCTATGGGTTCTCTTGGGACTTCGCTCTCAACGTCGCTGGTACTCCTAAAGAGATTAGCGATAAGGAAGGCGTTTACGCTCTGGATTGGGAATTCGCTATGGTCCACGATGGGACGTGGGGCAAGGCTCAAAGCATGGCACTGGTTAATAAGCTCACTGCGCTGTAGGAAATTTCCTACCAACCTAATCAACTGAGGAACTGAGGAAGATGGTTAAGCTCAGTACGTTTCAAGATCAAACTAGGAAGATCACAGTAGACGTTGGTGGAGAATCTATCAACCTCACTGTTCGTCCCTATGGGCTCTTGCCTGAGCATGAGTTCAGCGATGATCCGCAAGCGCTGCTAGACGCGTTCGTGGCTATGGTCCAGGAGTGGGACGTAACCGATGACGACGGAGTGATGATCCCTATTGAGAAGGAAGTCCTCATCTCTAAGGTGGGATCACTCGTCATCGTTGGCGTAATGATGCAGGCTAGGGATCAGGTCGTAAAGCTGGGGAAATAACAGAGGAAGACCAGACAGCTCTAAGACGATTCCTCGCTGTAGGCATTAAGCCAACAGAGGACTACCAGGGACCCTGGTGGTTTAAAGTGGTACAGGTAGCTAAGTTCTTTGGCTGCCATCCTGAGGATGTCATGTCTGGTTCTTCCTTCTGGATTGAAGCTGCTTCAGCGACAGCAGAGATAGAGCATTACCTGGAAGACCTAAAGAGATAGAGGACTAATGGCTATCACTGCTGCTGAGCTTCTAGTTAA